TTGATGTCTGCGCCAGATACAAGATTTAAATCTGTACCGTCGCCATGAATGTACTCACCACCCTCGTCATTAAAGTATAAACGCTTTGTACCGTCAACAACAATGTCATCACTAAACTTAAAATGGTCTTCGTCTTCCATCCAAGTAAGTACACCATCAGTTGTCTCACCATCAAAGGTTACAACAATGTCCGTACCAGCAGAGCCATCACCAATAGTGATTGCTGTACCTAGTAGCTTAGTTACATCGCCACCTTCAGACGTAGTGCCATCATGGCTGTGGCCTGTTGATGCTGTGAATGAACTAACAATGTCGTTAAATTCATTGTTAAAGTCAGCAGCTTCAATAACCTCGCCAGTGGCTATTTGAGTGGTACTACGTCTTACGTAACCTGTACCCATTATCGTCTTCCTCCGGGTGTAAATTCAAACTGGTATGAATTAAGTGTAAATGGTCTTTTAGAACTATTATGATTTATTTTTGTTGCAACAAGAAAACCAGAACCTTCAATAGACTGTCTAAAAATAGGTGCGCCGCTAGAACCGTACACGGCATTACCATAAGTAGCAGCAGCAATATCAAAAATAGCTATGCCTCCCGGCGATGTAATATCTAGTTTATCAGGTTGAGGCACATCAATAGAGTCTGAGTCATATCTAATCCGTAACTCAGCAGCAATAGTACCTTCTACTTCATAGTTAAGAATTACCCTTTGCATTACTTTTCTTAAACCTGCATCACCTAAAGATAAATCTGGTGAGCGGTAAAAAGCTATAATGTTTTCTCCATCAAAAGTAAATACAGTGTCGCTTTCTTGTTGCCTTACATAGCCATCAAAACCACCTTCAATTATAGTTTCAATGTTATTAATAAAATCAGAGTCAAGCGAAGATGGCTTTAACCCTTTCATATCTGCCCACTCAAAACCTAAAGCATTTTGTACATCTCTTTTAAGTGTACCTAAAACACCACGAACAGAAGGTGCGTTTTCTCCAGCAGACGTAGGATAAAAAATACGGTACTGACTTTTACCTCTAATAACTGTTGAAGTAATATTAGCTCTATTAGCAACAACAGCTTGCATACGTTTTTGTATAGGTTTTGAAATTGTGCCTAACTCAACGTCACCAATTCTTTCTGTTGCAGCAATTGTTCTTAATCCATCAAGAGACAAAAAGATTAAATCGCCACCTAGTTCTTGAACAGAGAAACCATCAGCACAACCTAGTGTTCTAGTTACTGGTTGTATTTGAAAATCTGCAACGCTAGTGCCTACTAGCTTGTATATTTTATCAAGACCAAAAATGTACAGCGTATCACGAAATACTTTTAACGCAGTAACATTTGTATCAACTCTAACCGACCCTGCACCATTTGCTACAGTAAAATCTGTTTCTGCAAAGGGTGAGCTAAACACAATTTCTTGTGGGTTAGCAGACATACCTGCAAAAAATATGTGATCTCTAAATACTGCAACAGAAGCAGGATTAGGAGGAGCGCCTGTAGTATTAATTAAAGTATAAGTGCTTCCGTCATACGTTGCAGCTTGATTAACATCGTCAACCATAATAAGTTTATTAGTATTATTAAAGTTAAACGTGTCAAATTTGTAACGACCAGCAGAAGTACGTGTACCTATTGTTGACCAACCACTATCTGTACTAAACCGGACTAAGTTACCTGCAGCAGCAACTACTCCATTGTTAAATATCTTAACTCCAAGGACAGCATTGTCGCCATTAACTTGATTAGTATCCCACTTTGTCGTGCCGCTAAGTCTACGATAACCACCATTAATAGAAGGTTCAAAGTTCTGTAATTCTATTGCAGCGCCGGGTGGTATGCTAAAGTCGTCTTGGTCAAGGATTAAACCTCCACCTAAAGACACAGTAACTGGTGAAATAGATGCAGTATCTGGCATAACTAACCTTGGGGCCGCAGTAATTCTTCAATAAAAACAGAAACCATTGCATCGTTTGCAGCACCTGCTTGTGCTTTTAGTATGTCACCGGACTCTAGTACAATATGTGCCTCATTAAATCTAAGATGACTATCAGCAGCAATGCTAGTAGTACTTAAAAGAGAATACGTTGCACTTGCACTTGTATCTGTCCAGCTAAGTGTTATATCTACTGCAGCAGAGCCATCAACATTAGTAATAAAAATTTCACGGACAATAGCAGTAAAATTTGTAGGGCAAGTATATACAGTAGTTAAATTTGTGCTAGTTAAACTAACACCAACATTTTTAAATCGGCCCATTAGTTATTTCCTACTAAAAACTAGAAGAGCTAAAGCCAGAAGACAAGGATGATGAAGTAATATAAGTAGACCTAACATAATCATTACGATTAATTAATAGTGTTTGCATATTTTTAATGCCATCATTAAGTAATGAAAAACTTCTTTCATATAAAGGTACTTCACCTCTAAAGAAATACATGTAGGCAATAGCACCATCAATAATAACGTGCTTAAACCTATCTGGAATAGTTGTTGTGTCTGTAGCAGCACTTAAATCTGAAGAAGGAAAAGTGTAGTAATCAAAAGTTACTGTGTAAGCTTTATTAGGATAAGGACTTAACCCATAGCTATCATTTGGTCCCCTAAAAACAAAGTTAGGAACTCCACCTGAACTAAACTGTGCTACAATTGTAGCAGTAGTATGTAATATAGCAGTACTACTACTGGCACCTCGTGTAGCGCCTGTAAAACTAGTTGCAGTAATACCTGTGTAAGTAATACTTTCAGAATCAATAACAATAGTACCTGTACTACTAAAACCTGTAGTACTTGCTACCGGAATAACGTCAACGGCATCATCAATACCACTGGATAGTGTAGTTGTTTCAGATAAATCTTCTTGACTACTTCTATTTTCTAGGTAATCTTTATATACAATATTACTTAAGTATGTACTAGATGCACCTAATGTAGAATCTTTGCGAATACGAAAAGAATCAAAGTCAATTGTTTTTGTGTTAGCAGGAGCAGTATAACGGGTAACTCCTGCTGTTAATGTAATGTTAGCTTCATCATGATTAAACGGCCAGCCAAACTCTCGTTGATTAATAAAACGAATTGCTTGATTGACCGCATTTTTTACTTGCGTCTGTACGCCTCGTGACGCACTAAAGGTAGCCGAAGTAAGCTCTACTTCGTTTAACCTAATAAGTGTGTCATTAACATAAGTTAAAAACGTATTTGCCATATATTACATCCAAACAAAATAAAGCATGGAGAGATGCCGAAGCACCTCCCCACACAATATTTACTTATGCAAGTTGATCACGATCAACTTCAGTAGCTGTATCTGCAACACCGTTGAGATCACAGCAAACAGCATACACACGAAGTACACCTGACGTTACATCACTAGATGAAGCAATAAACTTCACATCAATGGTGTCAGTTGTACCCACAAAGTGAGTATACGTAGTAGCGGAAGGCTCATTAGCCCCACCGTTAGTTCCTGAAGCAAGGTAACCTGTAGAGCTAGTATCTCCGCCATCAACAATGTCATCGCCAGCAGCAAAGTCAATGTCAACAGTAACAGAAGTACCACTCATAACAGTAAGAACTTCCGCACCAGCAGCAATACATACTGTGCCAGCAGGAATTTCTAGTACTTGGAAGATGTCACCATTAGTAACTGCAGAAAAAGTTCCAGCAGCAACAAGCTTAGTAATATCTAGAATAGATTCAACCAAGTAAGACTGATTACGTACATCAGGTAGAATAGCAATAGAGTCAGAACTGACACCTACTGTTGCTTTAGCAGTCATATCAAAGGTTGCCATAATTTAATACCCCCTATGCTACGTTATATTTAGCTGTGACAATTGCCTCTGGGCGCAAAATCTTACGACCATAGAGGTGCATACCACGAACAATGTCAGCAAAGCTGTCTGGATCACGATACGTTTCCGTCTTCATAATCTGACTAGCAGAAGCTGCTGCCGAATTATGACCTGCAACAATAACGCCGAAGTTACTGTTTTGGTTAGCTGTACCATTAGTATCTGGGCCAGTACCAACCGAAGGCAGGTTGTTAGAAACGTATACACGAAAACCATAAAAGTTTTTAAGTGCTAGACCGTTACGCATTCCACCGGACTCACCGAAGTCACTGTTAAACAGACGACTATCTTCGTCCATTAGAACTTCCATAAAGACAGGATGAACAACCAACCAACGGTTATCTTTATCAACATGTTGTGTATCAAGCAGTCGTGCCATACGAGCAACAATCATTGATGGTGAAACTGTAGCGGTTGGTAGTGCGCTTGCACCGGGAAGACGAGCAGCAAGAGGAATAGAATGTGTTCCTGCAGCAGCAGTAGTAATGTTACCAAAGTCTCCCTTCTTAAGCTTCATTGTAGTTAGAAGCTCATCTGTGCCAGCAGTACTAACAGCAATTGAACCAGATACAGTAGTGTTAACTGCACTGGCAACTGCGTTAATGCTTGCCTGTGAAAAACCTGAGATGTAGCCAAGGGCTTCAGCATCAAACTGATCACGAAGACGATAACCCGCACGATCTGCTGCCATTTGCTGGAAGTTTACGTGTGAGTGTGCTTCTTCAATGTCGTCAACCTTGAAAGCAAAGTAATTAGCTTGATCAACAACAAGGCTAAAGTCTTCATCGTCGAGGTCTTGTGGCGAAATCTGTGCGCCACGGGCATATGCCTTGACGGTGATTTCTGGTTCTTTAATGATACGCACGGTATCACCAAAGTTAGCGATATCACCAAAGTAATCGTTATTGCTGATATCTTCTACAACTGATCCCTTGCGGAATGCAAGCTGTACTTGCTTGGAATAAATGACAGGGCTGAAATTGCCATTTGGTAGACTATTATACCCTGCCGCAGTTTTAAAGGCCATGATTATTCTCCATAGCGTTAAAACACGATGCGATAAATCGCTAGTCTTTCGACTATATGTAGTTAGGGTATAACTTTTGAGGGCTAGATTCTTAGGTAAGACTAGTAGAAGATCAATCTACTATCGGCTAAAAACGACTAGGTAAACTAAAAGTCACATTAGTAAACTCCTAGAGTGTCACATTGCTGTGGGTCTAAGTGTTTTTCTAGATACCATTTTAACTAAAAAGTATCTGCTTGTCAAGCAAAATCTTACTTAACGAGCCGCACCGGAGACATCGTAGATAAAGTTACCGGCACGAATAGCTTCCATAATTGAGTCTGATTGCTCTTCGTACTGTTGAGCAGACATTTGTTGTACATCTGACTCACGTAGTACATCTGTATCAGCACCTTCTTTAGGACTAGTTTTACTGCTTTTAGCAGCAATAGATGTAGCAGCTTCTTTTCTGCTATTTTTCTTAGGTTTGCTTTTCTCTACTAAAATACCCGAATCTGCTTTGTATAGGTCAATTGCCCTTGAAGCAGCATAAGCGTCATCTTCGTTATCGTAAAGCGCAGTTTGTACCCACTTAGGTTGCTCTTCTACCCACTCATGAAAGCTATCTTCTTCACGGATAGTTTCAAAGTCAGGTTGCAATCTAATAAGTTCTGCTTCTGCTTTTTCTTTACGCGCACTTACCTGCAGCTTTTCAATCTCTTCAAGCTTTTTATTTACAGAAGTAGATCGTTCATCTGCTTTCTTGATTGCAATAGTTTCAATTACTGCAGCAATATCAGGATACTCTTGTACCCAAGCATTAAGCTCTTCTTCTGTTTTGGGTAACTGCATTTGTGTCTTAGCAGTTTCTTCTAGCTGTGCTTCTAGCTTAGATACACGAGTTTCAAATTCTTCTTTTTGCTTTTGTGAAAATCTACGAAGATCACCATAGCGTTTCTTGAAAGTCCTTTCTTCTGCAGAGGTTTCTAGTAATTCATCTTGTTCTTTTACTAACTCCTCACGAGCCTCATCTTTTTGTTCTTCTTCTTCTACTTGGCTCCTAAGTGTTTCTAATTCTTTTTCTTCATCCTCTACTGTTTTGCGGTACTGATGCTTGTTAGCAAAGCCCACTTTCTTTTCAGGTTGTGGATCAGCTACAATTGTTTCAGACATTATATTTCCTTTAGACTGGGGCCACCGTAAGCTACTATATTAGTAGGGGGATAGGGTAAGCCAGCAAATGGGACTACTTACTTGAGGCGAGTCCCTTGCCCTTCTTACGTTTACGTGTTTTCTTTTTAGGTACAAAAGCACCTGTATTGGCAAAGCCAAAGTCTTCTGGTCCGTAGGTCTTATCACCTACTTTGATTAAGCCACCCTTTGCTAGGGTACCGCCGTATTCAGCGAAGGCGGTACCAG